CCACGCTCTTCATCCCCCGGCCCCTGCCGTTCCCCGACAAAGGCCTTCTGCTGCCGGATTTTTACTCCGGCGCCACCGGTCAATCCGGCCGCTTCAGTGAGGGATTTTCGCTCCGGCGCTTACACCTTACCGCCGCCGAGCCAGGCCGAGGCCTGATACTGGGCCGGGCTCAACCCCATTTTGGCGGCTTCGTCCTGCTGCAGCTGTTCGAGAAAACCGTAGCCCCGCCCTGGCGTGTCAACCGGCCGGCCCTGGGTATCGGTCAGCCCCCACAGGCGGAGGTTGTGGGAGTCGACGGTGACCGGCAGCTGATTGCCGGTCAGGTTCTGAGCAAAACTCGCCGGTTTCGGATTTTGCAGCACGTTCCAGCCGCCCTGATCCAGGATGTTCTGCACGTTTTGGACGTGCAGGCGCTGGGCGATGTGGCCCTAGGGCGAGGGCAACGCCTCGGACAATGATCCGATGCTGCCGGGCTGACTGATCAGCTGCGGCGGCGGCTGGCCCTGCTGCTCGAGCGTGTAATAGTACGATGCGTTGCGGATATTCTCCGGCACTTTCGAGCGTGGGCTCGTCGCCGCGACATAATCCATGTAACGGCGAAACGCGGCGTCGCCGGCGTCGCCCAGCTCGTCGATAAAGGCCTGGCGCAAGGGCTGGGTCCCGTACCATTCGGGACCGCCGAGCGGGATGCCGGCCTCGACCGCCTGATTGACGCGCGCGACATTCGCCGGATCGGCGAGCGCCTGGACCCGATCCGGGATATTGCGCGGCACCTCCCGCGGCAGGTCGAATTGCGGGACGTCCGGGACCTCGGCGAGTTTTGAATAGTCGAACATGCGGCCGATCCGCGGCCCGGCGCCGAGCACGACCCCCGCACCTCCAGCCGGCACCGGACCGCCCATGCTGCTGGTCACGACATCGGCCAGCGCCGGCAAGCGGCCGGTCAATTCGCCGGTGTTTTTGTCGACCCCGATCAGCGGTTGCTGTGACCAGTCGGTCCGCCCGAGATCGGCCTCGCCCTGCAAAAACGCGTTGGCCGCCCCCGAGAAATCGGGTTTGAGCGCCGAAGCGGCCGCACTGACCGCCGGCGCCATCGCTTGGCTTGCCTGGATACCGGCCGCCGCTTCCGGATCGCCGGCGGCGATCGCCGCGGCGAACGGGTCGTGATCGACCGGGATCAGCTGCGGCGACGATTGCGACGGCGGCGACGTGGACGCCGGCGTGGACAACGCGGCATTGCTGCTCCCGGAACCGTCGTCACCAAACGGGTCGTAATCGACCGGAATAAGGCCGGGCATCACGCGACCATCAGGTATTTGCCCGGCCTATTCGGGTCAGGGACGTAATGGCGGCCGTCGGGCGCCAGCCGCGCGCCGGGGATCGCCGGCGACAGCTCCGGCGGCCCGATAGCCGGTCCGGGCGGCCGTGGCGGCATCGCGGGCGGCCCTGAAGGAGGTCCGGGAGGTCCTGGCGGCGGCAACAGTCGTGGCCCGCCTGGCCCGCCTGCTGGGGCTGGCCCGGGGGCAGGGCCAGCAGCCGGACCTGCGCCACCGCCCCCCGGGGGGGCGCCAGGCGGAGCTATCTGGCCCGGCGGCGGTGCTATCTGGGGAAGGGGGGCCGGGATCAGCATCGGCGGTGCGGGCGGCAACGGCCGCAGCGGCTCGGGCAATCCCGACATCCGCCGCAGCGTATCTGGCGAAAAGTGCTTGGCGATGACCGCACCGCGCAACCGCATCAGATCGCGGGCGAAACGCGCCACGTCCTTTTGCGATTTGGTGATCCGCCGGGTCGCAAATTGGGTCTTCAGCTGCTGCGCGCCAAGCGTCTCGTTGGCGTTGGTTTCACCGCGCAGGATGTCGGCGATACCGGTCGTCTGATAGATGATCTGCAGGATCCGCTCGCGGGCGTCGTAGAGCCGCATCAGCACCCCGGCGATCTGGTCGACCGGCAGCCACGAGATCAAACCCTGGAGCCCGCCGCGATCGCCCTGAAATGCCGCCCAATCCTCGACCGGGATCAGCCGGTTTTCGCTGCCGTCATCAATTAATTGCTGCAGAGTTGCCTTTTCGGCGCCGGCATAAACCCCGGCAACCTTGAGCGCCCGCACCAGGCGGTCGATCCGCGCCGTAAGATTGTCCAGTTCTTGGGCATGGTCTTGGTACTGGATGAAATCTGCGACCGGGACCCGGCTGTCGTTGGTGGTTGTCGCCCGAAGTGCACGCGGCGACGGGAAAAATCCCGGGAGCTGCAACGGGTCGTCCTGGCGGTCGAGCGGCTTCGCATAACCCTTGGCGATCCACACCGCCTGCTTCTTCTTTTTGTCCCAAATCTCCCACACCGAGGCCTTCTTGAAGGCGTCGGGCAATGGCCCGGTATCGGGTTCGGTATTAAAACCGGTGGGGGTATAGTCGAGGTCGACGTCGTTGCCGATCGCCTCGCCAAACCGCGCCACCAGCTCGTCGCGCGTCATGTACGAGCGGTAGGCCTTCCACCAGATTTCGTTCTCGGTTCGGGCCGGGGTCTCGCGATAATCTTCCCAGAACACATAGCGCACCGGCGCGCGCTCATTCACCACCGGGCAATAGGTGGTCCCGCGCAGAGCCGGCGGCCCGGCAGTCGCGGCCGGGCCGCCTCCTCCTGCGGCAGCGCCCCCCGCACCACCCGATCCTGGCGCATTTGCACTGCCGGCAGCTCCCTGATTATCCTGATCCTGATCGCCCTCGATCGCCTCGTCTTCCGGGGTGTAAGTGCCAAACGAGGCATCCTCGACGTCGCCGTCTTCCTCGCCCTCTTCCTCTTCGCCATATTCCGGCTCATAAAAGACGCGAGCGATACCGCGGCCGGGCAATAGTCTATCCTCGACCACTGCCAGCATTACATCGTCGAATTCCTCAATATCGGATTCCCATTCGAGGCAACGCGCAATAATATCGGCACCTAGACTGGCAGCCGGATCACTTTCATCTTTGTGACGTCGTGCCACATCAGGTTTTGGTGTGCGCCCGTATAAAACTGGCTTTAGTGTTTCGGCGTTTGACCAAAGAATATTATAGCGGAACTCACGGCCCTGATTAATTTGGTTCCTTTCGTCTCTGTAGCGTTCGACGATCCTGCGCCCGCGTTCGACCCAGTCTTCATCCTGCTTTTCCGCCAGTGCCAGCTCGCCGCGCCAGAAACGAACATCGGCATCGGGACCGGTCCCGACGTCATCTCGCGTTTCGAGCGTCTGCGCGGTGCTGATCGTGACCTGGTCGGCCATAGAAAAATATTCCCAAAATTATTCCTGGGGGGCCGGGCTGAAACGAGAACAGTGGCGGAATCGAAAGGGGCGAGACCACCGCCTCGCCCCTTTCGAAAGGAAGGTTCCCCCGATTGATTTTTAAATCAACGGCGGCGACCGCCCTCGTGCGGCGCCGGTGTCGGCTCGACCGGATGCGACGGCCCCGGCGGCGGCCCGCCTGATGGCGGCTGGATCGGGTGCGTCGGCGCCCCCGGCTGCCCTGGCGGCAATCCCTGGTCGGGATAACCAGGCGAGCCTGGTGGCAGCCCCTGATCGGGGTAGCCAGCGATCGGATGTGATGGTGAACCCGGCTGTCCCGGCAGCCCCTGATCGGGGTAGGCTGGCGGCTGCGGCAACCCGTGATCGGGATGGCCTCCGCCCGGCAGCCCCTGATCAGGACGCAGGTTGGTGTCGATCACCGTGTAACGGTAACCGACCCCCGAGATCGCGACCAACACCACAATCTTGCCCGACGGCATACCCGGCGGCAAAGGCGGCCAGATCACACCCGGCGGCAACGCGATCGGGTACGAGGGATCACCGCCACCACCCGGCGGCGCCGGGACGATCGGGTGCGACGGATTTGGCGGCGGCCACACCCCCGGCGGCGGCGTCGGCAGACCCTGATCGGGATAGCCTCCCCCTCCCGGGAGACCCTGATCGGGACGCCCACCGATCGGCCGACCATAACCGGGATCGACTGGGAACTGCGGGGGTGGCAGCCCCTGATCGGGATATTCGCCTCCCGGCCGACCAAAACCAGGATCCACCGGCCCTTCGAGCGGGAAGAAAAACCCGACTTGAACTCTCGGCATCACATTTCCTTTCAGTGTGAAGCGGCACAGGTGCGCTGCCGCCGGCCTTGCCGCAAAGGCAGGCGGAAACTTTAAGTCGCTTCGACGTACCAGGGGCGGAACTCGAGCAGCAGTTCGGGATCAGGCCAGCAGCCGTTAAATGTGATCGCACGATCGTCGATCGTGATAAACGCCGGCGGTTTAAAGGCCGGAAAGGTGATCCGGCACATCACCTCGGTGGCGCGCTGCTGCGCCGCGATCAGGCCTTCGCTATCGCGCTCGAAATGCTGCGCCAGCTGAACGAATAGCCAGTCCTGCATTGCGGCGCGGCCGCGGCTCTCGCGCGACCGCGAGCTGTGGACCGCGACGGCGAATTTTTCGACCGCCCTTTCGAGAAACTCGGCAAAACCTGATACCGGCCGGTCGGGGATCTGGTCGACGCCCTGCCAGCCCGAGGCATAGGAGTGCAATACCCCGTCAAAATCGAGCACCAGGATCGGCCGCCGCTTCGAATCCTGCGCGACATTCGCCAGATCGAGTTCCGGTTCCTTGGTCTGGGCCTCGCTCATCATCACCCCCCTGCGCCGCTGGCGCGAGATCGATGCCGCCGCCATCGCAGCAGCTGGCGATCCCGCCCAGACATTCGGTACAAAAGACAAAGACCGGCAGTCCCTGTGGGTTGCTGATCCGCACATGCGGAACCCCGACCACCCGCAACGCCGGGTTCAGCCGCCGCCCGGAATTATGGCAGGCCGGGCACGGGAACACTTTAAAGCCATTCCAGTCGGGCAACCCCCCAGCGGCAGTGCAACTGCCAGCGGATGGTCCCGCCATAGAACATGTTCTCGAAGTGTCCCCGCGGCGTCATATCCGGCGATAATTCCCCGGCAGCGGGTGGCCATACCGCATGCCCGGACCGGTCAGTTCGAATGCCTTGTCGAGGGTCAGCGCCTCCATGCCGCGCATCGGCTCGGCCTTTTTGGTTTTGGTGCCGGGCACCAGCTCATCGAGCATACGGCCGATAAGTGCGGCCGCGTCGATCTGGTCGTCGTACTTGCCGGCCGGGAAACGCAGTAATTCCTGGACAAAATCGGTCGCCCACGGCGCCCGCGACGGGACATAGAATTTACCCATCGCCATCCGGCCGCGGATCGGCTGGGCGCGCACCGCCTTATCGCCCCCCGAGGTCGAATATTGCTTGCGGTAATTGTAGACTTTGCGTTCGAGCTGGCGCTTGCGCAGAAACGGCCCGACCCCTTTCTCGATCTGGCCCTTTTCCTCGGCCCATTGCAGCGTTTCCCAGCGCACCATCATGTCGAGTTCAGCCTCGACCCAAAGGTCCGGGGAGGTCTGCTCGCGCCACAAATCGACGAGATAGATGTCGTCCTCGGGATCTACTCCAGCCACCAGGTGCACAGTAAAATCACCGCCGTCCTGCGTCACCGCAAAGTCCGAGGCGCCGTAAAACCGTAATTCCTCGCGCGGCGGCAGCCTTTCGTAGTAACGTATCCAGTCGGCCTTGAAAAAGTCACCGGATTCGGGCATCGGTTCTTGTTGATATAGTGCCGACCAGTTGCGTTTATCTCTTTGCGCTATTTCAAACATCTCGGCGGTGAACCAGTCAGCCCAGAGCCGTTCACCAGGTTCTCTGCCGAGCGGATCGACGACACCAGGTTTGGCGATCGCCGGGATCGAGATGATCTCGAAATTCTCGCCGCCAGTCTTCATCTCCTCGATTATTCGGCCGGCTAAGTCGTCGTCATGCCACCTCGTGGCGATATACAGTAATGCCGCACCTGGTTTTAAACGAGTCCACAGGTCGGCCTTGTACCAGTCCCAGGTATGCTGCCGCACTGTTGGACTGTCAGCCTCGGCACGGCCTTTTACAGGGTCGTCGATGATTGCCAGATCGGCGCGTCTCCCGGTGACTGAGGAGTCGACCCCGACCGCATAGAATTCGCCGCCGCGCGCCGTCTCCCAGCGCCCGGCCGCCCCGGAGTCGGGTGCCAAGCCAAACCCGAAGACGTCCTTGAACTGCGCCGAGCCGACGATATTGCGCACGCGGCGGCCAAAGCGCTCGGCCAATTCGCGCATGTGCGAGGCGAGAATGACCGACGCGGTCGGGTTGCGGCCGAGAAACCAGGGCGGGAATAAGATCGACGCGTAAGTGCTTTTTGCTGAACCGGGCGGCAAAAAGAACATCACGCGCTTTAATTCGCCGCGCGCGACCCGTTCCAAGGTGTGGATCAGCAGTAGATGGTGGGTTGCCGGGACGATATCGGGGGCAATCACCCCGATAAATCGGGTGAACTGATCGCGCGCCGCCTGACGATCGACCTCGAGCGCGGTTTCGCCGGCGCTGGCGCCCATCTCGGCATCGATCTCGATCCGCACCCGGTCTTCGGGCCAGCGCTCGGCGAGGGCGTGATAGCTGAAGCGCTGCAGTTTGAGTGCGCGCAAATTCTCCGCCTTGGGCGAGCGGCCGCCGGCCTGACGGAAGAGTTCGAGATCGGCCGGCCTTCTTTCGTGCTCGGGAGTTTCTTCGAGGGCGGTGCTGCGGCTGATCAGCCAGTGCCCCGGGGTCGGCATCCGCGACGAGCAGATCACCCCCTGCCACAGCGAACCGCCATGCAGGGCCGAAGGGAACCCGCGCCGCGCGATGCGCAACGCCTCGTCGAACACCGTCTCGGGCAACCAGCGGGCGTCGTCGAGCCAGACGCCGGCGGCCTCAAAGGTCGCGAGGCGCTTGCGGTCGGCGTCCGAATCCATCGCCAGAAAGTGCAGCTCAAGGATCCGCGACACGCCGTCGCCGAGCTGATACTCGAGCCCGAGGCTGCGCGCTTTAGCGTCCCACACCGCTTGGCTCGGCACCCACTGTGTCGCCGTGGCGAGGGTGGTGCGTTCGATTTCCTCGCGGGTCGGGCCGATCACCAGCCAGGCCACATCCGCTGGCGGGCATAGCGCCGCTCGGTCGCGCGGCGGATGATTTCGTGGACACAGGCGGTCTTGCGGCCAGCATAAGCCGGCCCGACGAGCGCGCGGGCAAACGTCCCCGATTGCTGAAAGGCGAGCAATTGCTCGCCGTCCGGCACATAGCCCGGCGTTGCAGCCATTTAGATTGTCTTAAAAGAGGAGGGGAGGTCGAGATATGCGCTTCGCAGGCGCACCTCTCGACCATCGATCGAAAGGCTGCAAGCTGGCGGCCAACCCCGTCAATCGGTTTTTTGAACTTTCTTGATCGGGCAATTGGTCCAGCAGGTTACAAAGCCGTAACCGCTCAGGCGCAGCGACCAGAACCCGAGGGCGGCAGCCAGTGCGCTTCCAGAATCCCGAGATCGGCGATCAGGATGCCCGCGGCGACATCCTTGTCGATCCGCCGCGTCGCAAAATTGGCGTTCAATGCCCACTGTCGCAGGCTCATCTCAAGACCGAGGATCGACCAGGCGCAACTCCCCCCTGGTGAGTTGACCCCACCCAAGGCGTCAAGCGCCGAGACGATCTGCACCCGCGCCGCATCGCTGCCGATGCCATCGCCCCACGCACCGCCGCCGGCCAGCTGCACCGGCACCCGTTCGAGGTCGGCGGACCACAACCTATCGAGCCCGGCCCGGCGAAACAAATCATGAAACATCACCCCCGCCGAGTGCTGGCGCGTGGTGATCGAGCCGCGGGCCAACATAACCCCAATAATATCAAGCCCTTGCCAGACAATCGCACGGGTTCCTTCGTCGTCGAGTACCCGTTTTTGTCGGACCACCGGGCCATGCTGCAGCCGCTCGGCGGTCGGCGCTATGAGCCCGTTCTCGATCATCGGCAGCGACCGCCTGGTCGCAACCCCATTGGCGCGCCGCGGTTTTCCTTTTCGCATGTCATCCCCCGTTTATGTGGCAACCACATTTTTACCATTGACCGAATATGCGGTGGCGCTATATACACCGCCGCACATGACTGACGCGATTTCCCGATGACCGGCGCCGAAATGCGCTGCCTGCGCCGCCGCCTCAGGATTTCGCAGACCGAGCTGGGCAAAGAACTCGACATGGCCCAATCGCAGATCAGCGACTACGAAAACGAGCGCAACCGCAAACTCGGCACGCCGCTCGCGATCCCCCGGACGGTCGAGCTGGCCTGCCGCTGGCTCGAAGGGCACTGGGCGCAACTGAAGAGCAAGGGACAACCGTGAGCGACACTCGCTACAAGATTACCCTGACGCGGCTCGAACCGTGGAAGACGATCATCGCCTTGATCGGCGCAACCGCGGTCGTCTTTGGCGTGCTCGGCGGTCTAACGGGCTACAAAATCGGCTCGACTGCGCCACAGCCGATCATGATCCAGCTGCCGTCGCCGGCCGCGAAATGAGCCGCCGCGCGCATCGCAGGTTCGGTACCGCAAAGTGGCACATCACCGTCGCCACCTCGGACAACACCGAGGTCTTGTTTCACGGGACGACCCCTGATCGCGATGAGATCGAAGAGCTTTGTCAGGCAGCGAGAGAGTTGCGCCCTGAAGCGCTGATCTGGCTGCGCTCACCCACCGGACACGTCACTTCCTGGGACTGAACTGAGCATAGCACCATCCTCCGCGAGCGCGGAGGATGGTGGTGCGCTTTGCACCCGGTGCCGCAAACACCGCTACCAAACCGATAGGGAACATCAATGAACCACAACAAAACCGCAGCGTGGCTGCGGCAGCTGGTCGTCGGTCTCGACGAGACCCCGACCGAAGAGTTTCAGCGTGGCTATCAGGCTGCACTGCGCGACGTGCTCGCCGCCATGGACGGCCGGCCGCGCCCGGTGCCGGCATTGACCGAGCCGCCGATCGGCATCAGCCACACCGCGCGCCTATTGGCCACCCTGCGATGAGGATCAAAACGACCTGGACCGCCGCCCGCAAGGTGGCGCTGATCCTCGCCGTCCGCGCCGGCGCGATGTCGCTGACCCGGGCCTGCGAACTCTACGAGATGGCCCCCGAGGAGTTCCTCGCCTGGGAGAAGGCCTTCAACACCTATGGCGAGCCCGGGCTGCGCTCGACCCGGCCGCAGGTCTACCGCGACCCTGCCGATCCGCGGCACCGCAGATCGCGCCGCAACCACGTCGCCCTACCTCCAGCCGCCGACGGCCGCGTGTACCAGAAAGGACCTTCGCGATGATTCTCGCCCTCGCCACGACCGCCGATCTCGGCAAGGCGCTGTATTTGGCGCATATCACGGCCACCCTCGGAACCGCCGGCATATCAAACGGCGGCCCCGCTCATGACGACTGGTGGCACGACGCAACTCCCGATGTGCGCTTTGTGTGGATCGCCACCGCACGCGAGCTGGTCGACCGCCACGAATTCTAACCCATGACCGCCACGGGTGCCGCCGGCGAGGCCGCAAACCTCCCGGCGGCGTGCCCGGCACCAAAGGCGATCCCCGAAAGGACAGACCGCCGATGCCGAGGCCTCGACCATAGCCCGTGAGCAGCGCCGATCCCACCCCCGGGGATCATGAACGATCATGGAGCCCACCCGGAGCGTCCCGGGTCCTAATCGTCCCGCCTCGCCCGACGCCCGCACCGGGACTGCAGCCGGTCGAGAGGCCTGCGAGGGGGCGGGATCGGCGCTGCTCACATACCACGCCGGCGCCGCAACGCCGGTTAAACCCGAAAGGAAATCGTGATGAACAAAAGCGAAATTCTTGAGGATCGCGACCGCGATGATCCGGCCGTGCGCACGACCTGGGTGGCCCAGCTGCTGTTCTGGCTATGCGTGCTCGGCTTCGCCGTCACCGCCTTCACCCTGCTCGACCACGGCCTCTGGCCGCGCTGACGGCGCCGCCCATACCACTGCAAGCGGTTTTAGCAGCGGCAGTGGCAGTTTTATCCGCGGCGCAAACGTCAATTCCAACCGATACCCGATCTCCGCATTCCAGCTGCGACCGGACCACCGCGCCGCCGCCGCTCCCTGACTTCTTCACTCACTGGATAACATCATCCTCGGGGGGTCAGGGAAGCTCTCGACGCCCTACCACGTCGCTTGGCAGTGGTCGCAAAATTCGGCGCACCAGCCCTCGGCGTTCCACAAGATTAACGGCACCGAATCCTCATCGAGCTGGTCGCCGCAATACGAGCAGACTTCAGTGCGCGGTTCGTCCGGGCCACCCCAATTGACCTTCTGAACCGCACCGGGTTTCCCGGAGGCCGTTTTGTTTGAGACCTACGCTGCAATGCGGGTCAGCTCAAGCTGGGCATAATAGGCGGCCTCGGCCTCGGCAGGAGGGATG